CCTCTTAAAACTGATTGGTTTGCTTTTACTCCTCCTAATCTTACTAATTTACTAGCTAAATTCATTTCACTAGTAGATTCTAAATTTACACTACCATTTGAAGAAATACCTACTGAGTTTTGCCCACTAATTAAAACACTATCGTTTTTAGCATTTATAATTACCCTATTTGAATTAAGTATAATTTGGGGATTAGCATATGATGCTGGGGTTATTGGTTTAGTGGTATATGAAACAAAATTCTCATTTGCTATGCTAAAAGGAATTGTTTGATATGAGGTTAAGTAAATTGAGGATAAATCTTGGGATATATTTTCAGTAATTGGGATCCATCCTCTATCACTTACGTTAGTTGGTTGACCATTGCGAAATATAACAATGGGATCACCATTGTTTCCAGCAGAAGACCAATTATTACTTATTTCACTTTGAGATTTAGCAGTACTACCAAAACGAATACTTTGTCCATACCTACCTTCTATTAATGAATCCCCCATATAGGGCATTAAAGGATGAATATTAGATTTTTCAACAAATGTATTTTGTGAAGGGTTAATAGGACTATTTAAATTAATTCCTTCAGGTTCATTTATTGTCTTTTTTACAACACCATTATCTGTTGCTTTGTAATCTTTAGATTTATTAACAATCTTAGGAATTGCTAAATTAGGATATGCATCATGGTGGGGATGATTCCAAATACCTAAAGGTTTTAAATAAAAATATGATTGATTAGCTGTATTAGCTCCCATTTGTTGATTGGGTAAAGCAAATAAAATCACTATTTCATTAACTAATGGATATGTTTTTTGTTGAGAATCATATGGTAAAGCAAAATTTCTTGTACTTCCGGTTCCTGATTTATTGGCTAGCTCATAAAATATAGCTCCAATTCCATTCCATTGACCTACATCTTTATATTTTGGGTGATTCTCATCTAAAACAATATCAATTACTCTAGCGGCAACTATTTGTCCCTTTAAACCGTTAATTTGGTCTAGGGCATTTCCTTGATTAGAAGGGGATGTAGTTCCTCTAGTAGAATTAGTTATACCGGTTTTTAAACGAGCCATTATCCTTGTGGATTAAATTTCTTAACTTCAGATAACAATTGTGATTTTTCGTCTTCGGTCATTCCGAATGATTCATCTTCTGATTTATTAGATGCAACAGCACGTTGAATAATAGTAGCCATTTTAACTAATTGCTCATCATTTTTAATTCCTAATTCCATATATTCTTTAATAAGTGGAACTATTAACGTAGCATCACCAATATCATTGATAAGTGGTTTTAATTCACCTATCAAAGCAGATATTTGAACTTCTTTTTTCTTTTGGTTATCGTATATTTCTTTCAGGATATCAGAAAACTTCTTCTTACCCCAAACATTTGATTCTAAATTACTCATATAAGTATTTTTGGGTATAAATATAGAAAATTATTAGAGTTGAAAACTCGTATATCCCTGTTCTAAATAGAATAGATAATTTTTCTTAAACACTCCATATAAAACGCCTGCTATTTTGGTAATTTTAGGAGTTTTAGCGTCTGGGATCATTTCGTGAATGTAGATGTATAAAGCTTTTTTATTAAATACGTCGATTGATTCTCGTTTACGGAACAACTCTAAAATAGCATCTGCAATCTTGGCATCGTATTCTTTAGGGAAGAGCTTATATATGTTGATACTAACAAATTCCACGTATTCATCCATAAAAATAGACAACTTATCGTTTGAATTTGATGGTTCTATTGTATACGAATGTGTATCATCTTTTAACAATTCATCAGTTGATACTTTACGGATTTTACTTTTATAATTTTTATCATTATATAATATACACCAACGTTTAACAATAGTACCAAAGTAAGAATATGCTTTGGCACCTTTTCTAGGATCAAATAGGTGTATTTTAGATAATAAAAATACTATAATTTCATGTTGTAAATGCTCTAAATCACTAACCTCGGTATGATAAAACTTAAACGTATGGATTATGTTTTGGGTTAGTTTAAAGAAAGCATAATGTATTTTTTCTTCATAAATTTGACTTCTTAATTTAAAGTCACTAGTGTTATTGTACAGAACGATAGCATCCTCGGTTTCTTGGGTAAAATAGTTTTTGCTAACTTTCTTTTTGGGCACTTTAGTTGTTGATTTTTCTAAGATTGAAGTCATTAAGGATTTCTTGAATTTTTAAAATTGATTGAAATATAACCCCAACTTCGTCATCTTTTTCAAATACACCACCACGATCTAGTTCTTTCAATTTCTTGTCTGAAACTTCGATTGTGCGGGATAAATTATCTAGGTAAACTAAATAACCTGCTACAATATCTTCTTGTTTTTCATTTTTACGAAGAAGATTATAAGTTGTAAATCCTAGGATTACGACTAATACTGCTAATACGCTAATTGCTATTGTTACTATCATAAGCTGTCTAACATGTTTTTTAAACTGTCACTCTTAAATGATCCGAGTGCTTTTGTTTTGGTTGATGTCTTTTTCGACATGTTTGGTTTATTCCCCAATGTATAATTCCCTTTTCCGGCATCCACGGGCTTCTTGTTTTCTTTTAATTTAGGTAACCATTCACGTTCAAATTCGATACGTGCTGCCATTAAATCGGCCTGGTGTAAGATAAAAGGTAGGGATGTTCTTGGTTTTTGTTCAACCATATAACCCATAAGGTATTTTTCATTTGCCTTATCATATAAACCATCATGTGTCTGGATAGCAATCATCTCATTAAATGTATAAGAGATACCATGTGACTGTAGCATGAATAATCCTCTATCTGGGACTGAAGCAAATGGAACTTTGGTATTAAACATGTAATCCTCTCCTAATTTTTCACGTCTCCAATTATCTGTCTGGGGTATATAAGAATCTTCATCTTCACTCCCCATTTTACCTAAATCATGATTCAGAGCTGAAAATATTAATTCTTCAGTTGTAAATGTATTCATGTCACATCCTTCAGATTCCCATAATGTAGACTGTTTAATAGCACATCGAATAACGCGTAAAACATGTTCTACATATCCTCCGGGGAAAGCATTATGATATTCTTTTTTATGCGCGGCAGGCATTAACATTAAACGGTCTGCATATTGCTCATAAAATTCTAGTAATTTATCTTTGCGAGGTTGTTCAATGTAATCCTCAATATAAGATAATAATTCGTTCCAATTGTCTTGGATTTGTTCGGCTGTAAAATTCATAACTTTTATTTATTTTAATTAATTTTCTCGTTCAACAATTGATTGAATATCATCTCTCAATTCTAAAATTTCTTGCAAAATTTCTCTTGCACTATCAATGTTTCGTTCATTTAAAACGCTTCTCATACGTTTTAATTTACTTTCTAGAGACTCTATCCGTCTCAATAATAATTCTTTATTATGCATTTTATTTTATTTTATTATTTACTTTTTTCCTTTTATATTCTAATAATTTTAAAATCAAAATATAATTAAAGGTAATAACTTTATTTTACTTCTCCAAGGATTTCTCAATAAAATCCTGTATTTTCTTTAAATGGGCACATTTTTCATATTCTTCTGTACCTTCGAAGTAATTAATAGACAGCTTTATTGATATAGCAAATTCTTCACTGGCGTATTGTTTTAGGGCTTCTTTCCATTCCTTCTTTCTAAGCTTAACTTGCTCAATCCAAAACCATGCTCGAGTATACATCATGTACTCACCAGCCATGTCAATTCCTTTTATATCTAATCCAGGATCTGATTTGGTAAAAAACTTTACAACCTGTTTTGAAAATAAACTTCCATTCATTATTAACTTATGAAACATACCCAATTTAAAATGAGGTGTTTCCTTAAAGACATCTAATTCATCCTCTAATTTTTTACGATCCTCATTATCTTTATCAGGAAATCCAAATAAAGTAAATATGTTATTTAATGACATTTTTGTTAATAAATATTAATCAAGCGTATCTCCTAATGATTCTATGACTTTAATTGCTTCTTCTATTGTAACATAAAAGAATTCACGTTGAGTATTTACACGTTTTTTACGAAAATGTTTGTGGGTAGCTTTTTCAATCCTTTCTCCATTAAAACAACTGTACGAATATACAACATTAAATGGGGTAGGAATACCTGTTGATTTACTTAGTGTATTAGCTCTATCAATTGGATCTCCTTTAGTGTATCCTATTTTTACCATATCAGGCATAGAGATACTTTCTAAAATATAAACTGATTGATCTCCATTACTTCCGTTTACACTTTGTCTAAAACGGCTAGAATAATATTTTATTTCTTCCCACCCTTCACTATCCTCAAAAACTGAAAAATACGTGGGAGGGGGTGATAGAGGAGTTCGTTCATAGGGTACGTAATTTTGAGCCTCTTCATTTGATATACGTTTCATAACCTTTATTTTGCGTGTTAAAATCGTGTTCCACCACCACTTTGTTTATAAAATGGTAATCCTTCTCTACCTTTAAGAGCTTCTTTCCATTGGATTTCACTCATTTTAATCCCGTTGATGTAATATTCTCGTTTGCGATTATTACCTTCTGGTATCAGAGCTGGGCCTTCCCAATTATGTAACTTACCATCGAACATATACATGATAGTACCATCAGCCGTTGTAATTTTTCTACTCGGTTTAAATTCTTGATTTGACATATAGTTTAGATTTTTATTTGAACATATTCAAAAGGAACAATTGTAAAGTAATTGCTTTTCCTTGACTAATATTTGTAACAATCCCGGTAATCAAAACTACCAAAAGGGAAATTGTAATAATATTAACTGATAGAGAACCAATGATCATTAATACTAGACTAGTAATGAAACTTACTGCTAGGATAATTGCAATGATAAGCAATTTGTTCAATTGTGAATCAAGTTTTGTAATTTCTTGATTAATTTGTTCTTGTGACATTTCTTCTACTTTCAACATAACCTTTATTTTTTTATTTATACCTGTAGTATACGAATAAAAGGTCAATAAGCCAAGGATTTTTTAATAAGAAATCGCTAAAGTAATTCCTCCTACTCCTCTTAATTTAAGGGTTGAACCTACTACAGTAGTAGCAGGAGTAAAGATAAATGAATTAGTTCCAACAGGAAGAGAAAAACCAGCCATATAATCAGAAATAACAGCCGTAGCTATATTAGTTTGAGAAGTAAAAGACCCAGAGGTGTTTTTAGGGGTTATTCCTGTATAATCAATAACTGTTTCTAAAGTAAAATAAGAAGATCCCGAACTATTAGTTAAAGTAAAAGTATAAGGGGCCCCAGAAGTAAGATTTATTGAGGAAGTTCCTTCTCCTTGAGAACCAAATAATTGAGCAAAAGTATAATTTTGAGTAGGCATTTATCGTTTATTGATAAATATATTAACTAACTCAAATGTAGCACAAGCCACTATACTTAAAGCACCAACCACCAATAAACAAGCCATTGTAATTATTTTAAAAATCATAGCTACCAATTTACTATAAATATTTCAGGTAACCAAATACTTTTAAAACTATGTGCAGATGCTTACACCACCCCTAACTACAAAGATACGTATATACTACTCTACGTGATTAAAAATTAATTTACACACCCAAACATCTTGGAATTCATACATTCCACAGTATTCACATGCGTCATCTTGGGAGTCAAAGAGTTTTAACTCACCGTCTTTGGTTTTAAAGTAATCCATGGTACGGAGGTCTAAGATGATATATTTTCCTTCCATTATTTTTTATGTTTTCTGAATATATTGGTTTCATAAATGAATAGGATTTTACACATCAAAATCCAACGTTGGAACTTCCACCAACGTCTTAGTTTTTTGGGCCAAGGGTCATTTTTTAGTTTTTCGTTATGTTTTCGTATGAGGCCTTGGGTTTTTACATTTTCATAATGTTCCACTTGTGGTTTCACTACGGTGTCAATTATGTGTTGTGCCTTGCGGTTGAATTCTTCTTGGTCTATTTTCATTGTTCTTCTGTATCATAGGGTCCAAAACCTGGAAAATCACTGTATTTTAATCCGTATTGTAAACTGAACCATTGCATTTCTTTCTCTGCTAGTTTAGCTCGGGTACGTAAATTGGTTTGAAGGTATTTTTTACCCCATTTTTGCCATTCCTCATTTTGAGCCATGGTCATAGTATACTGTTGAAACCAATCATCTTGGCGCGTTTTAACGTCTTCAAATGTAACGTCATGGCCTG